CAATTTAAATGTGGAATAAACCCCATAATACCACATTTAATATCATACCATTTAAATAAACCAATCCCTCCCATTGTATTAGTTTACTCCTTTTCAATAACTTTAATTGCTGGTCGTTTTTCGGTATTAATCAGACCTTTATTTGCAATATCATTATATTTATCATATTCCTCTTTTGAGACCTCTTCATCAACATCTGTAACAACTCTTGTAGCTGCATCGGAAGGAGGAATAATCTTTTCTTCCTTTTGTTCTCCACGATCTGGATCAATATTCTCTGCAACAGGAACCTCTATAGAATGATCTTCTCCTTTATCAAATACATCCTGCTCTGCTTCCAGCTTTTTATCATCCTCTTCTATCTTCTTCATCTTTGCTGCTAATGCAGTATTATAAAGGTTCTCAATCTTTGTCTTGACATCTTCGTTGGAGAAGAGAGTATTAATATATTCTTTAATCTTATCCTCTGTAATCGTCTTCTTAATGATAGAATATGTAATTGGATGGCTTGCTTTAATTGTTTCCAGTTGTTCAAGAGTTACATGAATTGCAGAAGAATACACAGATTCCATAAACTGTTTTTCGAAATTCTCAAGACTGTCTTTGTCTTTTAATACAGCAAGATTAAATGTATTAATCTGATTTGCGATGACTTTGAGAAGAGAATCTTTAATAGATTCCAGAAATTCTTGTACCTGTTTATCCCCGTTCTTTTGACCTTTCATCTCAAAAATAATAATACCTGCTATAACAGCTACAATCACAATTGCTATAATATACATCAAAACATCGTTCATAATATTCCTCCTTATTCTGTATTAAATGAATTTTGAACGAACTATTTTATATAATTGTAATTTATTTTACAATTATATACTATATATATGTATAATATATGAGGAGGTTTAATTATGAATAAGGTAATTGATTGGCAAAACTATTTTATTGGAATCGCACAACTTTCAGCTTTGCGCTCAAAAGATCCACGAACGCAGGTTGGCTGTTGTATTGTTGATCCTGATAAAAAGATTATTCTTTCAATTGGATATAATGGATTTCCAAGAACAAAGATGAAGTCTAAAAAGAATAATGATTCACTATTTCCTTGGGCATCAGATGCATTAAATATACTTAATAAGAAAGACATGTATGTTGTACATGCTGAAATGAACGCAATATTAAATTCAAGGGATAGAGATTTGGAAGGATCTATATTATATACAACATTATTTCCTTGTAACGAGTGTGCGAAAGCAATTATTCAGGCTGGTATTAAAGAAGTATTTTATTTAAATAGAAAGAATAATATATCAGAGGAAGCTTCGATTAAGATGTTTGATGCGGCTGGAGTTAAATATAAAAAGATTGTAAGCACGATTGGAATCGAGGTATATTAATGAATCCTAATGATGATTTTTATAAATCAGAAAAGAAATTATTACTAATCGTATATATCATTATGATTACGATTTTATGTGCTGTAATTATTCATCTAGCGATTTCTATATTTCATTTTTCATCAAATGAAAATAACCATCAAATAAGTTATATAGAGATCGGTAATATTACTGATATGAATATGACTTATGATAGTAATGGCAACCCAGTATATGAGATGAAAGTAGAAACGTCTACAGATAAAGAGCTTACAATCGTTATTGATAAGAAAGACTTCTTAGCGTATCGAATTGGTGATGCAGTAAAGATCAAAAATAATAGTTTGTATAAATAAAAAGTCCCTGTAGGATATTATTCCTACAGGGATTTATTTTTTATATTAATGATAGTATTTATTTCGTAAAAGTCAATAATTTCAAATATATACTATATCTTTGAATGGTTATAAGTAGGGCAATACTTATAAATTTTACCATTCAAAGGAGGTGAATATTATGACCGAATATTATCCTATCAGTAATGATAGAGGTATTCAAACAATCTTTGGAATGCTTTCGTCAAAAGTGCAAGACGCCATCTTGCGCAGAGACGAAATAGAAGCTATGAAAACCCATGAAATTGGAATTAGGGAATATCTACATATTATCTCTAATCCTAGAGAAGGTTTTCTGATCTGATATAGCTTTAAAATCTGAAATAAATACTATCATTATATTCATGTAATGATAGTATTTATTTTTTTTTGTTTGTACTTTTGAGATACCATGAACTTTCAAATAATATTTCTATAATAGGCTCATTTTATTATAGAATAAAATATTAAGAAAGGAGATGTTTCTATGGCTGTATTAAATACGGCTATCACGAATAGGCAGTTAATTTATGTACATCTAGAAACAACAAACCAATCGTTTCTAGACATGCATTATTATCTAAAGCATAAAGGAATTAAGAATAATACTTTTTTTCTTGCCTTATATGATCCGGATTTAGCTGGAATAGACCCAAGAGATCCAAATCTATCTCCATTATATAAACAAAAAGTCCTAAGAGAATGTATTGTAAACTACTGGTATTACCTTAGAGAAGTTTTAAGGATACCTGCATCTGGTGGTTCGTTCCGATATCGTCTCGACCGTGGTTCTTTAGCGATGAACTATCTATATACATTGAATTGTAATATGTATGTAGAATTACCACGTCAGTTCGGTAAGACGACAACTGCAGTGGCAAGATATCTTTGGGTTTATAATTTTGGATCTACCAACTCTGAAATTATGTTTATGCATAAGAGTCATGATGGATCAAAAGGCAACTTAAGAAGATTAAGAGAATTTAGAGATGCATTACCAACCTATCTACAAATGAGTTCCGCTACTGGTATAGATGGTAGAAAATTAAAGGTTCCAAATACCATTGTATCTATGCAGCATCCAATCAATAATAATAAGATTACCACATTTGCATCAGCACGTTCAAAAGCTGCTGCAAATAACCTAGGACGTGGTGCTACCGTACCGATTCAGTATTGGGACGAGTTTGCATGGATGCCATTTAATGGAGAAGCATATGGCGCAGCTATTCCTGCATACTCTACTGCAAAAGAGTTAGCACAAAAGAATCATGCGCCTTATGGCATTGTATTAACATCAACCCCTGGTGATCTTACTACAAAAGAAGGGAAATATGCATATAAGATTCATAACGATGCAACACCTTGGAATGAATCATATTATGATCTTACGATGAAAGAATTTGAAGAATTAAAAGAGTCTAATCATAATTCTTCTTTCTTCTTAATTCGATATACTTACCAGCAACTTGGAAAAGGCATGGATTATTTCAATCAAATGTGCCGTGACCTTGAAAATGACTGGCCAAATATCAGACGAGAAATTTTGCTTGAATGGGCACAAGTATCTGACGATTGTCCATTTAATCCTGATGATCTCGATATAATAGCACAATATTGTCATGATCCAATTCGAACACTCTTCTTTGGACGAGCACATCAATATCAATTTTTGATATATGAAGATATAGATCTGCGATATCCTCCTATTGTCGGTGTTGACCCTTCTGGTGCAACACATCATGATAGTTCTGCCATTACCGTTATTGACAGCAGAACAACAAAAGTATGTGCTACATTTAACTGCAACTATATACCAGCGGACGATTTAGCAGATATTCTTTACAAGTTAGCAACCGATTATATGCCTAGTTGTGTAATAAATATCGAGCGCAATGGTGAAAATGTGTATTCAGGTATAGCTTCTTGAATATAACAGAACCACAGTATAAATGGTAACATTTATATTTCCCAGGGTTAATTGCTTTGAAGAAGGTTAAATATAATATTAGAGTATTATATACCTTTGTTTAGCAGCGAAATTATTCAAAAAAAAAATATTGTAAATTACCTTTTATTAATTATTATAAAGGAGGTAATTTACAATATTTTTTTGAATAATACGTTCAACGATCATCTCTTGACGAGAGAGTAGAACCACAAGCGTATGGTGGAAGAAAAATCCTGCTCCTATATTAATAGTATTAGTATAGGATGTACAAATGATCTGCTCACGTTCTGTAATAGAAGTGCATTGGAAATGACCAAGCAATATAGAGTTGCGTCTATATTGAAACAGAAATGGTTTCGGGCTTCCGATTATTGCACGCCTTGTTAAAACACCTGTAAAGAAAAATCTATATTATGAAATTAAAGAAAAGATAGTTGAGGAATCTTTTAACGGCTATCGAGTAGATAAACAGAAGAAACTTGTTAAAGTCTATGGTACGGATTCTACAAAAGAAGTTCGAAATAGAATGATCGAAATTCTATTTGATAGAGTTCAATATCATAAAGATAAATTTATTGCAAAAATCTTACATGATGAAATGGGTACAATGATACAGAAGCCATCAGGTAAGATTGAGCATAATCCTGATGCACATGATGACCAGATCTTTTCTTATCTTCATGCATTAAGACCATTGTATGATAATGCAGCATTTCTGTCAAGAGAATTTGGTATTCATAAATTCTCAATTCGTACAGATGATGATACCGAAGTGATTGATGGAGACATCGATGCTGCAGAAAATGGGTATGAATTTATTGATGTTAATCAAGAAGACGATGACGATATTAGTTCTGAACAAGCTAAGACAGAACAGTATATTGCAGAAGCATCAAAATATAAAACTGCTCAAGAATTTAATATTATTCAAGAAAAAGCAGATGAAGATTATACAGCAACACTAATTGCATCTGATCGTCTTGCAAAATTAGCATATGATAAAAAATATCATACCAATCAGAATGATCAAGTTAAAACAACGGTACGGTTACCTGACAGTATCTTTATGCAGAATGATTATGATGGTTCTTATGATGATGAGACTGGACTATTAAATAAAGTAGATAATGGTAACCTAAGTGATTTATTTAATCACGTATAAGGAGATGAGTTATGGAAGATATAAAACAAGATAGAATTATTGAAATCTCTGATCAACTCAGACCGATTGTGGAAGAGTATATTTATAAACTCAATCATTCTACAAAGATCAGGAAGGATATGAGAAATGCATATCATGAAGTCATGATGTGGAAAGATGATACTACTACATTAGCAGAAAACGGTCATGAACCGGATCTTAATCTGGATGCCCCTAGGATGGGATTATTGGCTTATTGTTCTTCTTCTGATGGTGTAGAAGCAAATGTATATGATGGTGATGATGAGATTGCAGAATCTGTCATACCGGTAGATGTATTGGCATATCGTTTATCTCAAGATGAAAGAGTAAAGAGTATTAACGAGATTAAGTCAGTTAAATATGACAATAAGGGAAATATTTATTTTAACTTTAAATATTCTTTAAACGAGAACTCATTTATTGTAAATGAAGCTTATATTGGTAAGACTCCTAATCTAATTGCAATGGAAGATTGCTTTAGACAATTAAAACAAATTGACAAATCTCAATGGGGAACTTTTGATACTTTGGATATTGTTGATCAGATTAATACTTTATTCGAAGCACAATTCGGTATGGAAATCTTCTCTTTACATCTAGAGCCCGATCCGTTCCCGAATGCATGGACTATGCCAATCTCTTATAAGTTTGATTATGCAATTGATCAATCAATTAAGAAGAATGGCATTTATGCTACGCAGAGAGATGGATTTAAATTTAAACCAAATAATGGTATTGCTGTTATTGCAACCATTACTTCTGGATTATTATTTGATCAGAGCATTACTGCAGAGGAGACAATCGGTGTACTACTGCATGAGCTTGGTCATAACTTTGCAGATTATATTGATCCAACCATTCGTCAATATGATAATAAATATATTCTGAATGCATATAATCAAATGATGTATTATGCTACAGAAGCTGCACTGGATAAATCTGATGTTAGCAAAGAAATGTCTAACTGGAATGATTATGAAAACGCAATTTCTCCGATGTCTGAAAGAAGACGGAAAAAAGAAATGAGTAAAAAAGAAAAGGAGAATAAGCGTCGATATGATTATTATGCATTTAGAAGAATCTTAAGTGTCTTTTCATTAAATATTCCAACGGCAATTATAAACTTATTAGCAATTCCAATTGTAAAGTTATCTGTAAAACGAGGAAAAGAATTTGTTGCACGTTCAAATGAAATGATGGCAGATAAGTTTGCTACAACATATGGCTATGGACCAGCCGTTCAGTCTGCTTTAACAAAAATGACCTTATCTGGAATTCCAATCGATGAGAAGATTTATAATATTCCTCTGATTGGTGCAATTATGAAGCTCAATTCAATTCCTGGAGAATATCTTGTTAATATTTATGATGAACATCCGAATTTAATTGCTAGAATTGATGATCAAATCTATACACTTCAGCAAGAATTAACAAAGAAGAATATGAGTAAAGAAGTTCGAGCTGCAATAGAAGCCGATATTAAACAGCTTCAACAACTTAAATCTGATATTACTTCGAAAGGCAAAAATCTTACTGAAGCAGTACAGAATAAGTGGTTTGCTTATCTGGACAATAGTCTTGATAAAGATGAGATGGCAAAAATCTCTCAGCGTTTAAATGAAGAGATGGATAATTATATTAAGAAAATCTAATATAAATCCAGGTACTCATAGGAGTACCTGGCTATTTTTACTGTATTTCCTTAATCTTTGATAGATCAACCTGATCATTTTCTCCACCAGATTTACCATTGGTTTTCATATATTCATTACAATATTTAAATGCAAGAAATCTGGTCTTATTTGCTTCATTAAGCTTTATACTAAGAAGCTTTGTAACGGTCTTCATAAAGACCGTATTCTTATTAGAACTCTTTTTCTTCTCATCTGTATTCCCGGTATTATTATTCGTTGTAGTAGAGGCATTAGTAGTATTATTGTTTGTTGTAGCAGGCGGTTGTTTTCCATCTGCTTCCATAAATAATGATCCATAGGATGTATTATATTGAAAAGAAGTAGTGGTAACTTGTTGCTGAGAAGACTGATTATTTGTATTAGATTGACTTGTCTGTGCTTGATTATTATTTGTATTTTGTTGCTGTTGTGTTTGATTATTTTGTGACTGGTTTGCAGATTGATTTGCACCAGCCATTGCTTTAATCGATTTATTTATATTATCAATATCAACCTTAATAGATGCCATGGTATTATTTTTATATTCAGATAAGAATTTATACATGTCAGCTGTTCCAGGAATATTACCATTTGCATTATAAGATATTTGTTGATTATCCTGTGCAATTGTAAATGACTTTTGATTTGCAATATCAACAGCAGAATTTTTATCAGAAATATCATTAAAGTAATTTGGATAGCTTTGCTTCAGAAATTCATTTACGGTATCTGGAATATTATTATTTGCTGGGTTATATGGAATTGGTGCTAATTTAACTAAGGTATTTAAATTATTCAAATTTGGTACTTTATCACCTTGCTTCAAAGTAATATTCGTACCATAGTCTTTCATATTTTTCAGATTTTCAAATTTGATATCATTATAGAGATTGGTAACAGATTCCTTAAACTTATTCCACACCTTTTGAATTGCACCAACCATCTTACCAAGATATTCCGTTAAATTTGCTTCTTGAAGGGAAACAAGATCTGCAGATTCATTTACTGTTTCACGTACCGAATACAATGCTTCTTTATTTTTATAATGCTTCTCTGCAAGATATGCAGTATAGCTCAAATGATCTAAGTCGTATTTCATATTTACTTCCTTCCCATTATAGCAATAAGAATTGAGAATAATATTCTACGATCTTCTGAAAGTGCATTACAAATCGCATCCCATTTATAAGAATAAGCAATTGTATAAACTTCACAGATATCAATAATATATTTACATTCTGCTTTCAAAATATTTAATAGAATATAGTTTAAATTGGAATCAAAATTTTTATTTAATGCCAAGATCTGATTACCATGCTTTAAAATATATTCTCTTGTTGCTGTAATATCTTTAATCATTGTAGCTTCCGTTTTTTCTTCTGATTTTAATATGTTCTCAGAATTTAAAAACCGATTTAATGATGTTTTTATTTCAGATGCTTTTACAACAGATCCAAGTGACTCTGTATTGTTATTATGAAAATATTCGAATAATTTTGTATCATATTCATCTTCATAGATTTTTCTTGTTTTTCCAATCGTATAAGCTCGTATAGTATCGATGTATTCTTCTTCAAAATGTCCAATAGAATCATTATATATCTTCTTTAAAGATTCGATTAATGCAATAGAATCTTTAGAATTGAATATAGATTCGAGCTTATCCTGTGTAGAGTCAGAAACGTCTCTAAATTTTGAATCTGAGTCATCAGGTGGTATAACTACATCTAAATTCGTATAGTTATAATGCTCAAATGGAGCTAATAACTTATATCCTTGATAACGATTTGATGCAGTAACATCAAATGTTTTATGATCTGGTCTTTCAGTAAATTGTTTAATCGCTGCCTTATATTGATTGATTGTATGTAGATCTTTGATAATTGTTTTTGTAGCAGAGTTTCCTTTAGTATATATCTTTTCTATATTTGTAAGATATGCTCCAAATATCTTTAATACAATTTCGTTAAAATTAAATTCTTGGTTAAACCCTTCTCGAAAAGAAGTTGATTCTGAAAGAGCAGATCTTTGTATTGCATTTTTAAAATATCCTTCTATCAGATCTCTAATTTGATCATTTGATTCTGATAACAAATCAAGACTATATGGAATCATATCATAATCTTCAGATACTGGTACATAAGAAGATCGATGAGAATGAGGATCTTGTTTAAGAAGATCTTTAGAAAATAACATAATATGCCTCCTAATAAGAAAAATAAAAATTGAGGGAGGATTAGATCCTCCCTCAATCTATTCGATTCTAGTTATACTAAATTAAATATATTACTCAGCAAACAGAGAATCAAGAGGATCTTTAGATATAGTTGCAGACTCAGCAAAATCGCCCTTTTTTGCCTTAAGAACAAGACGTCTTCCCGTTGCGACCAGCTTAGCATACTCTCTATTCTTATCAGCAAGAGCTCTAGTAGCAGCATTCGTAAGAATAGTCATAGCAGTACTAAGTCTTCCAGTATACTTTGTAAACGGCTTCGGATCGATATTTCTAAGAGACTTAACCGTTTTAATTGCGGCATTGATTTGTCTCTTTTGGTCATCATACATACCCTTAGCGTTTTTCGATACCACACTATAGTTAGTACCAAACTGAACGTAGACATCAAAAGAACGAATCAGATCACCAATAGAAACATCCTTAATCTTTCCTTCAACTTTTTCAACAATTGCATTTACTGCAGCTTGCTTATTCTCAGTTCCAAGAATCTTTTCAAGATCAGGATCTTTGCCAGGGTTACCACCTAACAGATTCACAGATGCCTTCGTATATGCACTCTTGTCATAATCAGTCTTTCCAAGACGATCACCAGAGCCGCTATAACTATTTATATCAGAAGCAGATTTATATACACTGGCATACTTATTCATATTAACAATTCCCTTGTTAATAATATTAGCATAAGAACCAGTTTTACTAGTTAAATCATCAAGGCCACCAAACTCATGAACAGACCCTGCAGTTCGATTTTTATCGCCTTTAAAATACTTTAATTTATTTGCAACGTCCTGATCGGACATCGTAAACTGTGCACAAACTTTCTTGATAGCGGTAAGAACCTTTTCCCATGCAGCCTGAATAAATCCCCATACCTTTTTAAAAAGGTTAACAATAACATCCTTTATCTTCTGAAGGGCACCTTTCTTGCTTTCATCGGCCTCGGAAAGAATAAGTTTAGTACCAGTTTGCTGATAATATTTAGACTCTGCAAGGCTAACAGAATGAAGTACCTTAGAGATGTAACGATCAGTAGCTTCATCAACATACTGAGAAGCCTCATTTACCGAAGTAACAAAATCTGGAATAATATTTGCCGGTCTAACATCGGCAAGCTCATTTACATATTCCATTATGAACCTCCTAGAATATATAGTTATTTGTTTAAATAGTACTTTTAAATTTGACTTTATGTATTACTAATAAGTTAATTAAAATAAATTTGTTAAGCAGCCGAACCTTTTCTAATAGGATCAATACCTTTTTCTGCTCTTTTGAATGCTACTTTAAGTTGGGCAGCATACAAACTAAAATTTTCGATTCCTTTTAAAATACCACTAAAAACTGCTTGATTCGTTTTAAGTGTTATCGAAATAACATCTGCTATTTCTTTTAAACTGTCTCGATAATTAATATCTGATGTATTACTAAGTTTTTCAATATCATGTTTCAATTGCTTAAGTTGAGCATCTCTCTTTTTATATATTCCGTTTGCAATATTGATTGCTTTTGAAGAATGTACATTATTGTCTATAATTTTATAATACTGTCTAAGCTTACCATATGTAACTTCTGAAGCTGGAATTTCATCTCCACATAAATTCTTATTTATAAAATCTGGAATAGCTCCAAATTTTATTGGTTCGTTTTCGTCATTTTCATTATAAATTTCTTCAGAACCTTTTATTGACTTAAATTTATCAATAGCTTTTAATTCTATAGCGTCATGATCTCGTATCTTTTGTTGTAATTTAGTTGCTTCTTCATTATTACCCTTATTAAAAAGCTGATTACACATATCCGATACCATTTTAAATCTTTCAAAACTCGTAGAAACTAAACCATTAAATGCATTAACGGTAGGCTCAGAAATCATCCATTTTTCAATAGGCTGCATAAAGACATTTTTAGGAATCGGATGATCAACAAGTTGAACAGAATTAATATTATTTTCATTATTATTGCTATTACTTTGACGTGCTGCTAAAGCAGTACTACCAGTAGAAGATCCAGAACTACTGGAAGAATCAGATTCATCACTTTTCCTTTTCTTTTTAAAGAATCCAATAAACTTTTCAAAAAGATTTTTTAATAATTCGATAAATTTTTGTATTAATTTAACGATCTTATTTTTAATTGTAACAAATATATTTTCTTCGGTGATTATTTGGCAACCGGTTTCAATATAATACTTTCTTTTTATATTTGAAATCGAATTTTTCACTATTTGATCATAACGCTCTCCAGCATAATTACAGAAATTACAAGCCTCATCGAAATTAGTAATAAATTCCGGAATTGGCTGTTTCTCATTTACGTATCTCATATGTTGAACACTCCTTTTTAGAATATCCCACCATCGGTAGAAGGAGTATACTCTCCAGACTGATCATCATTGTAACCAGTATCGTCATAAGAATACTGCTGCGCTTCACTATTTGCAGTATCCTCAGCTTGCTTCTTTGCATTCTTATAGTCTACATCGAAGCGTCTAGCGGTCTCCCGCCATTTTGCAGCAATTCTCATCTGCTTATCAAAGATTTTCTTTTTCTCTTCTTCATCGAGCTCTGTATTATATTGAAGTTGATAAGCATTCATCTCAAGAAGTTGTGCTTGCTGTGCATAGTAATCACTAATCTTCTGTCTAGTATGATAGAACAGATAAACTACGTTTCTAATCATAGGAATCAGAAGCTTTGCGATAAAAATAAATGCACGAACAACGGTATATCCAATCATTCCTTCTTGCTGAACACCATAATCAATCTCATTATCATCATCAGCATCGTGGAAGACTTCTATATCATCTGTATAATCGCTGTCATCTAATACAGGATGATCAGGATTTACATGAACCATATCAGAGATATCGGCAGCTTCTTTTCTAACCTTACCCTGCTTTAAAGCAACATCCATTGCCATGTCAAAATCTCCACTGGAACAAGAGGTATTAAAGTCTCTCAGAGAATTAAACATAAGATTCTTGTCCGTTGCAGCAAGAGCAGTTTTATCAAGAGCCATCTGCCATGATCCGGCTTTCGGATCTTTAATAAATTCGATACAAGTTGCAATCAGGAAAGAGATACTATAAACACAACCAAGTGTCATAGAATTATACGTCATTGTAGCAATTGGACTATTAATCACAAATGCCTTCTTGAACATATCTGTTCTCTTCTTGATATTTGCAATTGCAGTATCAACAGTATCAATTGAACTCAGATTCTCATGATACCCATTAATAAATTGTCGAATTACATCACAGCATTCCATCAGAGATTCATAGTTCTGAATCTTTGTAATATCTCCTCTGGATCGAGAGATGCTAGAGAAGTCAATTTTATCTGCCTTCTGCTGAATCAGACTATACATCTTATTTGTTATAGCTTCCATCATCCGATTCTGAGAATCAGTATCGGCTTCTCTCAATATACGGGCAACGGCATGAATATTTCGATCATCGTTATAATCGAGATGCTCTCTCATGATCTCTTCAAACTCAGTCATGTCCTTTACCTCCTATTATTGATCTGGCTGACTAAGTTAATAATCTTCTTATAACTTGAATCACCAGTCTCACGCTCAAGAGAAGTAAATCCATAATCCTGATAATACTTCTCACCATCCAGAAGGAAGTGAGCAACCTCCATCTGCTCATCTACAATAACAAAGGCCATGAGGTTATAAGATTCCATGATATATTGAGCAACCTTAGGAGCAGTAAGATCAATCGAACTATCATTTCGAATCAGATTACAAAGTTCTGTAGAAACGACAAGCGTTGTAATTGCAGAAGCATCGTTTGCTTTATTCTTTCTCAGACGATTCAAACCAGACTTTGTAGATCTAGCCTGTAACGATCTCCATATCGGAGAAGTCTTAGAAAGCTTCGAATCATCCTTCGCATCAATCTTAGCCTGATCGATTGCAGCAACGAAATCTTTTGCAAAAGAAATCTCTTTGGTTGTTGCACGAATCAAGTTAATCATACTGACTTTATTCTTTGTTACAGACTCAATATGATCCATAATTTCTTTTGCGGCACAAGGAATCAATCTAGCCTTTACACCTGCAATGAAATCCTTTACATAACTGGACATATTATCGTCACCGATAACATTGAAACGAATAATCATCAGAGAAGGAACAAGTTCATTCGCTTTCTTTGCATCCGTATCAAGTAACTGAGCTTTAAAATAATCATGATCGCTATTAAGGCCATCGAGTTTATATTTTTTAGCATTAAGCTCCTCGGACGCATTATTATGACGAAGGGTTTCAAACTCGGATTCTGTATTATGGCGATTGGTCTCTTTCTCAGATGCTTGATTATGACGCTTCGTTTCATCTGCATTATAAGCGCTAATGCCAATCTTAGCAGCATCATTTTGCTGGCTAGCATCAGCATTATTCTCAGCTGCCCGACGTCCATAGCGAGCCGCTCTCTGAGAAGCAGTCTCCTCATGAAGAGAAGACGTATGTTTCATAGGTGTTTTAGAGACAAGACGATCTCCAAATCTCTCATCTACCGTATAATCTGTAATTGCAGACTCGGAGAAACTAGATGCAGGAAAGAAAGTCATTTCACTGAGAAACTGATCTCTCATATTTGCAGCAACAGATTCCATCGTCCCAAAATATCTCTCAAAGAAATCATAGGACTGATCCATATTCGAGCGATTACTATCACTGCTATCAGTACTACCAGTAATTGCGTCGGTAAAATCCAGGAAATCATCCATATTATATTGCTGGTTCATATTGTGATGAAATTTCGCAAGTACATCTTGTCCACAACCACCAGTTAGATTTGCAGCAGAAAAAATAAGTTGTAATTGAGCAACACACATACGCTCAATTGCTTTTGTAATCATACCTGCAGTAGATGGACTAATTGTATTATCACAAAGTACTGGAAAAGACATCACCAGATTTTTTCCTGCGGTCATAATCGAGGAAGATCTCAGCTCTCCATTATTGCGATTGTTTTGACTTTTCTTAAATTCAGCATTCGCTTTAATGGCTTTTTGAGCTGCGGTCTGTACCAGATCAAGCATACTTGTAGAAACCGCTTCAGATATCTGATAAGGCATATTATAACCTCCTTTAAAGTATTTAATTCATTATATAAAAGTTGACTTTATTATCTGAGATAGAAAAAATAAAAAAAAGAAAGGTCGATTCAAATTTAGAAACTTAAATAATTAGTTCTTTCCAAATAGTGCATCGAAATCATATTGTCCTTCGCTATAAAGGTTTCGCATTAATTCTTTCTTATCCGGATCAGTTTCATTCATGATTCTTTTCTTGGCCTCAAGCTGTTTTTGAACTCGAACAGCACTTAAAACTTTTTCGAGTTCAACTTTACTCTTGGTATGGGAAATCACCTCACAAACTTGCTGGTCCGTCATATCTTGTCCAAAAAGCATCATAGTTAAATACCTCCTTAATTTCACAAATTTAATACAAACTTCGTATCACTAATCGGTGAAGGGGTTGGTTTAAGCTATGATCTAAATGGAAAAGACCTTTCCTTTTTGGCCTTCTTCATTTATACAAGTATATAGTATATAATTGAAAATTTGTTTACTTTGATATTATATACCCAGAAAACATTCATATAATCAATGAAGAAGGGAGGAAATCATTTATGGCTCGTGTAGAAACCATTGATGCCTCTGCTGCACAAAGTTCATCAAACGATACCACAATATATGCAAAAACAGCAAAAGCAAGACAAAAAGTCACCGAAAAAGTGAGTAATGAATCAAAGCATCTTGGATACCAAGATGATGATGGTACGAGTGAAAGACTTCGGAAATCAGATATTTCTAAAGTCGTTCAGGATGATAATGGTAACAAACATGTTTTGCTTGGAAATGATAAGAGTACTAAAAATACTACAAACCGAATTTGGTATAGTAGTGATGAAGCATTTAAAGCAGCAAAACATGCAGCGAATCTATTTGATCGTAACGATCTAGATCCATTTACTCGTCGATATCGCTTTGGCTATATTGACCCTTATCGTACTGTAAGTACGGTTAGAGAATATCTATTCTTTACAAAGCCAGATTTAAATATTTATCCATTAGATGATTCTGGTTCTCCACAACCAGATTTAAGTGAATACTTACGTACCCAGCCATATTGGACAGAATTATCTGTTATGCATCCAGAAGTTATTAAAGAACTAGAACTATCTCTAGATTCTTCAAATCCATTTAATAATCTTCTTGGAAATGCTGTAATGAATACTCTAGAGATCCCAGCATCAGAAGCAGAAATGATTGATACTCCAGCAAATATGTATGGAGTCTCTTACACATATCGAGGTTCTTCAGAAGCGTCGGAAAATAATCCGACCTTTTCTCTTGAATTTCGAGATACGAAATATTTACCAGTTTATCATTTCTTCAAAGCTTATGATGATTATGAGATCTTAAAACATCATGGACATCTTCCGCCAGCATTAAAGTATCGTAGAAATCGTATTCTATATGATCAATATTCGATCTATAAATTTCTGGTTGATGAAGATGGGGAAACGATTATCTACTATGGTAAATTTTATGGAGTAAAATCTAAATCGGTTCCAAGAGATGTATTTTCTAATACAGATTATTCGAATGGACTATCTTATTCTATTGATTTTGGTGCTGCTTTTTATGATGATATGAAAATATCAATTCTAGCAGAGTTTAATAATCTTTATGCCTCTGCTTGGCAATCTGCTAAGTACGAGTATAACGTTCATAACTCTATTCTGGATGCACCAGATAATAGACCAGCAAAAGCTGCCAGAGTATATCGAATGAAAAGTAGTCAAGCTCCTGGAGGCTTTGTATATAAATTAAAGTGGAAAGGAGATGACAAGATTTGAGTACCAATAATTCAAATACCAATTGGATACCAAGTTCTGATATTTATGATATCTTAGGCATGGTAAAAGATACCAAAGCAAGATTTATTGATGATCAAGATGATTCTACTCTTGCTGTTGGTATTTTCGGATTCTTGGGAGATCTGGAAGCAAAGAAGATTCAATCTGCTGTACAAGAGACTTATATTCTTGGAAACGAGATGTTTCCAACAAGAGCCAGATTAACAAAGAATCTCTTAACTCATGCTGCTTATCATAATATTACTCATATTAATGCAAACCCTTCTTCAATCGTTTTAAATATTGCATTAAGTGTATCTGATCTGGATATGTATATGACCAATACTGCATATGGAGACCAAGAGTTTTTCTTTGATCATACATGTCCGATCTATATTGGAGATTACGAGTTTCATTTTGACTATGATATTCGTCTTGGACGTTCTTGGCATCATCGTTATGATGATAAGGGAAATAAGATCTATTCTTATTCTGCCAGATATATTATTGATAGTAATGACCGTAATCCAATATCTGATATTACCAATGCATATTTGCTGCAACCTTATGTAGCAAATTTTAATAACTACAAGTATGTATTCTTACAACCAACTGCAAGACAATGTACGATTACAACAATTACAGATACTATCTTATCTAATAATGTAATTGATAATAAATCTTATACATTTAGTTTTGAAAATCAATTAGTAGACTTTGTAGTTTATATTAATGATTCTTCTGGAACACATCGTTTAACCCCTTATCATTATGGGTCATTGATTGAGCCAGATACAACAGATTATTGCTGGTATCAATATACTTCTGAAGATACGATCAGAGTTCAATTTGATCAGACGAATTATATTCCAGGATTTAATTCAGAGATCAAGATTGTAGTCTATACTACTGTCGGATCTGAAGGAAATTTTTCATATCAGAATCAAGACGATGAAGCTGGATTTATGGTAGATCTTGAATCTGAAAAGTATCAGTACAAGAAAATCAATTGTATTGTAAACTGTGCAACAGATGCTACCGGTGGCACTGATCGTAAAGATAATGATACTCTTAGAAATCTATTACCAAAGTATGCATTATCCAGAGGATATCTCACTACGGAAACCGATCTCTTAAATTATTTTGATCGTATTTCGGATGAGAAAAATAAACTTACTTTACAGAAGAAAGTAGATAATCAATTACGTAGAATTTGGTATTGCTATGCTTTATTAAAAGATGCACAAAACAATATCATTCCAACCAATTCTATTAATTTGAATATCGATCCGAAGAAAGACTATGTATTAAAGATTACAGATACGAAATATATTATACCAATGGGTACGACATTTGTAATGGATGCTAAGACTGGACAATCAGAATATATAGAGAATATCTATATTCCTGGTGTAACCAGATCTACAGATTCTGTTACAGGTTCAGAATTGGTCGATTATACAGGCTGCTTTGCAGCCAAAGGATATTTTGATAATGGAAAATACTATTATGCTCTCTTGCATAATATGGTAATCAATCTTGATCCGTTGTATTGTAGTTATTTTAATTCTCTTATCAATATGACAGACTATTTTAGCTTTGTCTATGCAAATGATAATATTGATCTTGGTATCATTGCTAATACGATTACAATTCGTAGAAATTTGTTATCGGATCGAAATGCTTATCATATTACATTTAAATTGGTTCAGTCTACGAACGATGATTTCAATCTTGTAAAAATAAATATTGATCCTCAGACTGGTACTATTACTGTATCTCAGAACAATATGAGAGTATTTTTAGTATTTTATAATAATAATGAAGCTTATCGATGGATTGAAGCAGAGATGATAGCTTGGGATAGTGAGACTACAACCTCTACCTGGCAGATTACTTTGCTTACAGATAATATCTATAATCCAGATAATAAGATTCGTATTTTAAATCTTGGAGTCCCTGGAAGTTCTGGAACACTTCATGGATATTTTGATTCTACAACAAAAGCCAAATTATATATCCTCGGTAAGTTCTCTGAAGAAGATGATCCTGATGAAGGATATGGTAAAGAATTATTGGCAAAGATTATACCAGAATCTTATATTGATTCGGATGGTGAGAATGCTTATAGTTTGATGAATATCTATGAAACTCATAATGGAATCAAACTATTTGAAAACTACACAGATGTCATGAATACAAAGATTCGTGCTGTATATACACAAGACGGAACTACCTTAGATCATTTCTTTGTAAAGTCTGTTCCAGTTGTTGGTTGTCATTATCTTTCTTCTGAGGAACATGCATCTTATTTAACCAATGCTTTATTAGAGAAAAAATCTTATATTGATCATTGTTTACAAGTACTTGAGAATTCTATGCAAATAGATTTCAAATGCTATAATACTTATGGTCCGAGTAATACATATCGTATGGGATCTACTACTGCTATGGATGACGCAGTTGATTTGGATGAAATTGATACAACTTGGGAATTTAGAATGAAGCTGGTCAATAATAATGATACAACAACCAAGGATGAGATTATACAATATATCAAGGAATATATAGAAGATCTCAATAATACAGGAAAAGATCTACATATTCCAAACCTTTTACATGATATTAAAGATGAGTATAGTGAGCTCATTACTTATATCGAGTTTAAGAACTTCAATGAAAATGGTTGGGGTGTAAACCATATTGTTCAAAAGAATATAACGGATCAGACTATTGTTCCGGAGTTTATCAATATTCGTAATAGACCAACTGCAGATGGAGAAGCTCTTGAACCCTGTATTGATATTGAATTAGATATGACCTAATAGATTAGGAGGAACTCAAAATGTCCAGATATCATGAACTTTTGGAGCGCTGCAATTCTTACAGAGACAGTGAGAATATAAAAGCAAGCGTAATAGAGAATAGAGAGAGAGCTTATCATGAGTCTCTTGAAAATACTAGAGATGAAATTGATATGCTTCGAGAAGCAAGAGATCAGAAGATTAGAAATCATAGAAAATATAAGGCTCTTGTAGAGAAGACGATGCTTTCCACTGCACTGAAAGGAATCTTTATTTCTTCTCTTGAAGAGTGTATGGTTCCGACAAAGCAGATGTATAATCTTGCTGAATCTATGATTGATTCCTATGTAGAAGAGAAGGGTGCTGATGCAATCCTTGCTAATATGAAAGGAAAGACTTATCTTCTTAATACAATCTATGAAGCTGTCGAAGAGGCAGAAGATGAGACCATGGAAGATACAGATGATAGCGATGCTGAGACGGAGAAAGTTCCTGATGAGCCGAAAGATAAGATGATGAATAAGCTCGATGGAGAAGAGGACGTTCAGGATGCTGTTAAAGTAATCTCCGATCGTATTGCAGATGCAGAGCAAGAGTTTATCCAGAAGAATGCAGAAGATAAAGAGAAGATTGAGAATATTGTAAATGATATTAACGATCGGATTCAATCTGTTAAATCTGATAATACCACTCCAGATAAAGCAAAAGAGGATATTGCAGACGAGTGTGCAAAGATTGGTAAGAGAAAAATCTCTGCCGTCTATGAAGATCGTTCTCATTCTGTATTCGAGACAATGACTCATCAACTTATGAATACAATTGTAAAAGATCCTGATCTGAAAGCACAGTATGTAGATGAGAATGGTCAGCTTGATACACTGAAAGTTCTCGATGTAACGAAGTGCTTATATGGTATGCTTGAGTTTACCAACACCATTCAGTTGGAGAAGGTAAACGAAGAGTATATTGCAAATCAGCTGAACGATCTTGATTAAATTCAAAATAAGGGCTAGAGTTAATTCTCTAGCTCTTTTCTATAAGGAGGTATTCTATGGGATATTATCAAGAGATGCTTGATTATATTGAAGAGAAAGCAATAAGCTCTAAGGAAAGAAAAGAATTAAAAGATTCTGATTTTGGTGTACCAGAATTGAGAAAGTATCCATTAACCGATCCGGAGCATGTTTCTCTTGCAATACGATATTTTGATAAATGCGAAAAGAAGTATCAACCTGAATTGGCAGAGAATATCATTAAAAAGATTAAAGAATATGATATGCATCCAAAGGTATCTCCAGACAATGGTTTCTATAAATACTATAAGAAGTACATGAATGAAACCGTAGACATGATAGAGTATACCAAAGAGATTGCAATGCTTCTTAGAAATAGTCGTTAAAATGATCTGGAGGATATCATATCCTCCAGATTTATATTTATATTGCCTTGAATATCGATTTATTATCATCATAAGCATTATTGGTTTCGTTATAGATAATATCAACCAAATAATCCATCTTACGATATTCTGCTAATAACTTCTCTAATTCAGAGGTCTCAACCTCACTATCTTTATAAGCACAGGCATTCCATGCTTTCATCATCTTAGAACGCTCAGATCCATCGGTATCCCAACGATCCATAATATCACGATAGAATTTCTGATATGCATTTAATGCCTTTGTAAAAGTTGCTTCTTCTTTCTTTACCTCATCAGCATTACCAATAATCTTTTTCATATCAAGAAGATTATCAATTGCTGCCCCAGCATTATGAGGTTTTGTTTTGATCAATCTCGTTGTTTTTGCTTTAGAAGTACTCCATATAGCTTCAACAGTAGAGATACATTTATTTCTGACAGATTTGTTAGTCTTATTCTTTATAACCGTTGCAAAGGCTTTATTCATATCAATACAAGCCTGATCATAGATATTTAATTTAGCCTGTACATAAGAATTTAAATCCAAGACATCTTGCATATATTGTTCATATGCTTGAATATCATCAGCAGTATATGTATTATGCATAATAAAATCCTCCTTAATTTTATTAGAATGTCCAGTGGGGTTTGCAATGCCCACTGGACTAGTATAGGGGGTCAGTAAAGGCGTACCGAGAATTTATGGAGAGGAAGAAGTTTTATGCAACCATGGCAAGTTACAGATCATTTTTGTTTAACTCGATACGTCTTATTTTAGAGTTAAAAACTTTTACATCTTATTAAATTGAAACTAGTATAAAGGAGGAAGCTATGGCTAAATATAATGGTACGACTTCCGTAATCGTAGATACTTTATATCCTAAAGTAGCAAAATTACTCGATAGCAATTGGAACAAAGTCAAAAAAGTATTTGAAAAATTCTTTCAAGATAATAATTCTCAGATTTATGATATTGCGCCATTTGATAATATTTACTTTCGAAAATCGGATATAATGAATTTAATGAATGCTGTTGGAATAACGGAAGAAGAAGTAATTGATATTATGAAAGATTGCTTCTTCTGGAATATTCCTTATAATCCTCAGGCAGCAAAAGAGCCTTATGTATTAGTCTGTATTTGTATTATCAAATACCATATGATAAAGAAAAAAGAAAAAGAAGCAGAAATGTCTGCTGTATATCTATCCTTCTCTGGGAAATTTTATGCTTCTATATTCTCTGGTGTAGCATTTCCAAAAGCACCGCCGTCAAAACATAGAGAAGTCATGGAATACGTTGTCAATAATATGCTGAATAATAAATTTATCTTAAAAGAAAAAGGGACTATGTTTGGAGCAATTCAAGCATTGGTACAGACTTGGCTGGAATATTATAAATCAGATATTATTGGGAAACAAACGGATGAAGAAATTGGTAAGATGATTCAGCAGTTACGAGATCGAATTAAATCTTTCTTAATGAATATCGCACGCCAATATAATAAAGCTTATCAAGAGAAATTGTATTTAAATTACGAATCTCAAAATGAGAATCAAGATGAATTTCGATTAACAGATAATGATTCTGCTCGTGCTGCAAGATATACAGAAATGTCTGTAAACTATATCACTACACATTCAGTAGATTTGCAAATCTGTCAAAGATGCAGAGATGAAAATATCACTGCTACAGAGTTAAAATCTATTATGGATTCTATATTAGGAAATAAAGATAATCTTGATGATATTTATCGAGTTATTAATATTCTTATTGCGGACTTTATTAGATATTATCCAGATAAAGAAGTTGGTTCTGTAGATTTTATTGCTCATAGTATTAAAGCAAAGCCAAATAGTAAGGATAAATATATATTAGAAATGAAAGACATTATTACGAAATGGCTAATGGATAATTCTGTAAACTATAGACGTAGAAGAAATCGTCCTGCAACAGATGCTTCTTATCGGAGAGCAGTATTATTATATTTTACATTGACAATTTGCAAAGCAGTAAATAATTAAAAAAATAATTCTGGTAGAGTATATACTCTACCAGAATTATTATCTCTAATATAATTCCTCTCTTTTATAATTTCCATTACCACAATATAGCTTTGTATTTTTTGATTCATTTCGCAATTTACGATAATGATTAAAAGAATGTATTAGATCCGATTCTCCTTGTTTAATATAAGAATTTTCAATAATAAATTCAAACAAAAAATCATCTCGATATAATAGATCTAAATTATAAATTGCTGGAAAATCCTTTGGAACGGTTTTTTCATTAATAAGAAGATCTTTAAGAATCTTATTATTCAAAACTTTATTTCTCTGAAACTGATATTTACGTTCAAGATCATATTTGTTGAATTTACTTTTATATATTCCTCTTGATTCTCCAACTGCTATTACATAACTTGCTTTAAAGATCGTATTTGCCCAACCACGGGTCCACATATATTTTTGCTCTGATCTACAAAATAACCATTTAATCATATGCTCATAGATTAAATCTATAGAAGAACTTATGGTATTTACGGTCGGTCTTGTATCCGATTCTGCTAATAAAAGCTCAGCATCTTTTGTAAATAAATTAATACCGTTCTTCATTTTATACCTCTAACATTCTTTTTGCTTCATCACTAACAGCATATTTTTTTTCTAACAACTGCATCTTTGATCTACTCAATAAAAGTTTCATATTAAATTCTTTTTGATCTAGATTAAGATTATAATAATTCATTAAATTATTTACAATTTTATTTTTATTATAATAATGGATTATATAATATTTTTTGATATTCGGATATTCCATTAGAAATTCTGTTTGAGTAATTTCAATATTTTCAATATCATTTAAACATTGTTTAGTGCCATGTTGTATATAGAATAGAATCGCATTATATAAATTATAAAAATACTGCTCTGCCTCTAGAATATATCCTAATCTAATTTCGGATAACGCGACAAAGATTTTTTTATCTTGTTCTGTTACCATTCTTTTATCAACAGCTTGTAATAAATCATCTAGAGTATATTGATCACGACTTTCATATAAATCGAATTTCATAATATGATCTCCATTATGGAAGATATACCTCTTCGTCTAAAAGTACATTTACAACTTTATTAATTCTACTAAAGTCGTTTGATAATCCTCTAACACTAAAACGAATTTTTGCTTTCTGCATCATTGTCACATAGCAAGAATATTGATAGAGAATTTTATAAATATCTTCACTTGTCATATTATTCAAAATATTTACAAGTGCTAAATTAATTCTATCGTTATTATGTAATTCATTAGGCTTCAAGTTATCGTAAACTGATGTCATTGTGTAATTCCATAGTAACGAAAAGCTATTTGAATAGAACCGACCGTATATCTCCACGATATTATTAATCGAAAAGTCAAATCCGGTCTTTATAATCAGATCATTTAATCGATCGACACATCTTTCAATATCGTTTGAGGAGAATACGGCCATCGTCATAAACTTTGCAGTAGTCGGATCTACAATATTTGTGAGAGGACGAATATATTCAAAATCTACTAACTCACATAACTTCAATAAGAGATCACAAACCTCGCTATTCTTCTCTTCTGCAGAAGATGCAGAATAGTAATCATAGGTGATTCGATTAATTGTAATCCGATATCTTGATTTGATCGTTGCCAATATCTTAGCACTATCAGTAGTCTGTGTTAAGACATAAACAAAATTTCTCAAGAACGTTGCATTTGTCCATAAAGCCTGAAATGTTTTTCGAGTAGAGACATTTGTAAAATTATCATAATTCAAATAGATCTGATAATTGTTTGTGATTAATATTTGAATCTTTGCATTACTATATGTACCATTCTCAATACACTTTAAAACAGTATCATAGTTATACTCGATCGTTGAAAAACGAACAGACGTTTTTACCTCTGGCTTCTCTTTATCAAGATTATCAAGAGATTTAAAAATACCCATAATATTTCCCTCCTTATTTTTAATAGAATTCCATCTTCTAAATTGTCCATCTCCGATATATAATTTCGGTTCAACCTTTTTACGATCTATTCTTTCTTTTCTATATTTATTGAAATGAAATTTTAGATCATTTATTCCGGTCTCTTTATCAGTAGTTGAATTAATAATAAAATCGTATAATAAATCATCATGATATAGATAGATAATATTATATAATTCTGGAATATCATTTGGAACGATTCTCTGATTGAGCCCAAGATACGAATACTTTGAATGTGTCAATATATCATTTCTAACCTTATGAAATATATCTTGTAAATCATAGACCGAAATATCTTTATAGTTATTTTGTGCGATACCAAGAGCAATCGAAAACGATGATCTAAAAATTGTTTCAGACCATCCATTCGTATCGTTTACTTTTCGATTTAAAACAAAAACCCATTTTATAAAGTGCTCATATAAAATCTCAATATTACTTTTTATACTTTTTGTAGAGACATTATATTTTTCGGCTATAAATTCTATTGCATCTTTGTCATCTGATAGATATCCATTTAAACTCATAATATATCCCCTGATTAATTATTTCAAATATTGCTTAATATAGTCATTAATAGTATATCTCTTTATCATATTCATTATATATTGATCATCTAATAATTTCTTTATGTCAAAAATTTGAAAATCAATATTTATTCGATTTCGATTTGCTCTATTAAATACATCTTCTGGATCATAATAATGATCGTAATAGTATTGCATATCGTCATAATATAATTTTAAAAATCTTTGTGCAATATTAATCTGATCAATATCTCCAAACGTTTGATCTTTACCATGGCAGATATACGTTATAATTGCGTCTATTGTATTTACCGGATATTGCATACATTCACAAAGATATCCACCACGCAATTGCTTTAGACAATCATAGATAATCGAATTTGTTTCTAATGGAATCTTTTTATCAAGTTCTCTTAAATATTCCGATGCCGTATATTGTGGCTGTGGTGTATATAGATTTTTAAATTCTTCGTCTGTCATAAATAAATCCTTATAAAAAATCATTCTGGAGAAACTATCTCCAGAATGATAATAAAATGAACAGAAACCAATATTTTTGGTTTCTGTTCATCATCGTTTAATTAAAGAGAATTAAAGAAGTCGTCGTTTGACGTTGTAGACTTCTTATGAGAAACCATATTAAACATTGAATCTTCCTCTTCAATGTCATAGGTTTTCATTTTATCAAAGAAGGTATCGTTATCCTTATCGACCTTCTTTGTTTCGGCTTTATACCGTTCATACACGGCAGTAATCTCATCGATTGGCATTTTCATACCAGATGAGATGAAAGCAATATACTGACCCTGTTTAGGATCATACTGCTCCTGCAAATAAATTTCATAAGGCTTCCCATAGCTATCAATTATAATCGGATAATTAAAATCGATAGCTGTTTCAGTTTCCGGCTTGATATTTAAAATCATGCCGAGCCTTAGCTGACCCGGATTGTTACTGCGTACGCTCTTAGAATTATAAATCATATTCTTGCATAGTACATTGAAGTCATCTTTATTGAGAAGATCTTTCTTTAATTGAATCTTCTCAATCGTCTTGTATCCAGTTGTAGATACAAGCTTATAGAGATCGGTAGAATCAATATTATGCTCACCGGGATTAAAATCCATCCCAAGCATAATACGAAGTCGTTTTACCAGCTCTACGTTAGCCAGTTTTTCGGCTTCCATTTTGTTATTATCTGATTCTTCGAGAAATGCCGAATTTCTAATTGTCATTACATCCGTCTCGAAATTAATTTCTTTAAAGAACTCGACTGTATTCTCGAGTCCTCTAACGTCATCTTCAAAACCAGTGAATGCGACGATATGAGTATTCTTACCTAATACCTTTCCAGCATAACTTGTAAGAATCGGAGTAGATCCAGAACCAGTTCCACCTTCTACCGATGTGATAAACATAATACTATCGGCATCATTCAATAGCTCCTTAAACTCATCACTATGAGTCTTGAGATAATTAATCGCAAGATTTCTTGCAACTTTTCTTTCCTTTCCAGCCCCGGCATTCTCGGGAGACATAATGATAACCTTACCATTAAAATCCTTTGGAATATCACGATCCGTACTGTTTACCAGTACAATATCATCCTCCTCACAAATTCCTGCCTTAGGTAGTTCCATAACCGCCTTATTACCTGCAGCACCAATACCTAAATACTTAAATTTCATTTTGTTTTCCTCCTTTTCAACTTTTGCGACATTTACTGGTTTATGAATAATTAATTGTGATTGTGTCATATTCATTACCCATTATTTATTGAACCGTTTGTTTCATTGTAATCTATAATAAAATCAGATACTTCTTGATTTAATTTATCAAGAGGTTTATCTGATGTAATATTTTTATTATAAGTCAAAGGTTGATGTACAGTAATCGTTTTATCTGTCTCAACCTCGCTCTGTTCATCAACAGCAGAATTAGGATTTGATATTGAAATCGAAATAGCGGGTAACTCAATCGGATTACCCGTAATTGCTCTATTCTGAATAAATATTATCCCACATAAAGCAATAATAATAAGGATCATAATAAAAGTCTTTATCTTATTAAAAATTTCACTTTTTCTATGCTTTCGCGCCAATTCATGGTACTTCTGAAAATAACGCTGTTTGCTGGAAATTAAAGATCTAATATATTCCATATTAGGATCTTCTTTCTCCTCGTCCTCTTCATCTAACCACCAACCCATTTCACTCAGGTCAGCATCCGTTAATGCTACAGTTGTTGTTACGTTACTCATCTTTTCTCCTCCTATATAGAGATTAAAAAATTGAGTGGCTGGATTTAAGATCCAGCCACCTGTTACCAAATTAATTACTGCTTGTTGGCATTTTCATCATCAGACTTTTTCTTCTGCTGCTGAAATGCCTTCTGATCCTCTTCTGAAAGAGGCTCACCAAATAACCCGAGATCTCCCTGTTCCATTAAAGAACGGATTGTATTAGGATCATTATTGTTCATAATATCATCTCCTTTCATATGCTACACATACTATCACTATTATAGTATATAATTTCAAATCTTTTTATTTTTATGTCAAAGTTGTAAGATATTAGAAAAATTGGTATTCTTATTTAGTTTTACAATACCAGCAGATTGATATGGGAATCCACCCATATTATCATTTACAATTGTATTGTAATCAATCAGATCCAATACCCAACCAGGTGTTTTGATATCTAGTGGAATAGAAATTGATTCAATACGATCATTATAAATCTTTTTCTTAACAACCTTTGTCTGTCCAGTTTTCTTATCTGTTGTCCGTTGATCTGTAGTAAGATCCAAAAGCTTCAATGCTTGTTCATATTGGAAAGGATATTTTTCTTTGATCTTTTCAATACTACCTCGATCGATAATAACCTTTGCAATGCTAACAGCATTTCTCTCTTCCAGATCGATTGCAGGCAAATCTTTATCTCGCATTGCATTCCATACCGTGGCACCTTTTATTCCCTGAATTCGCATTGGATCTTCATAAGAACTTAATGCTTTAATTGTAGCAGGCTTATAATACTTTCTATCCCCAGAACGAATTGAGTTAATGATTTTCTTTTCAAAAATTGCCAGATCTTTTACAATTTTCCATTGATCTATGGTTGGAGCCATGAAAATGTCTTCCAATAAGATTTTCTTCAATGCTTGTCTAGTAGATTTTGCCGTACCAGATTTGGTTAAGCACTCAATTCCTTTTACATCAAGTTGTTCATCTTCAGGAATTAATTTACCTTCCTGCATTGTCATTAAAGAGGCATAGTTTTTCTTTGCTGCTGTAATCAAGAGTCTTGTCATAACAAACTCTGTCTTCATATACATACTGCATTTTCTGGTATCTGCTCTGGAATGCTGATTCTCTGTCACCTTTAGCATATAGTCGTTCATTAACCGATCCAATACAAACGCCATAATATTGATAATACTATACTTGACATAATCTGATTTCAACCATACAATCGGATTTGTTAATTTCTTGATTTCTACAATCTGATCATTTGCAAAATCATAATCCTCTTCTGGCTCTTCAAAATACACTGGAGAAATTTGGCTTTTATCAATTACATCTCCAAATTCATCTTTATCGATAAAATAGATTGCATTTAAAGGATCTATCTTACTAATTCCTAACTCTTTTCCTTCAATCAATTTTAATACAAATCGATACCAAGGATCTAGTGTTAAGATACAAGAATCTGTATCTGATACTGCAATCACTTTCTTGATCATATTATCACAACGAATAATACGATCGATATACATATATCGATAATAGACAAACTCTTTCAATAGATCCGTAAAATAATTTAAATCATCAATAATCTCTTTCGGTGGTTTTAAAGATACAAAGTATGGAGTTTTTAACTTCTGAAGGATCTTTACAATCAAATCAGATACTTTTGTATTTAAACAAAATTCATAGAGATTGTTTTTATAATATACTCGATTCAAATCTTGTTGACTGAGATTATTAATCACTCTCCATATGATATCCAATTCATCATCATTTGGTATCCATCGGAAACCACATTCGAGAACAATCTTTGCAAAACATTCTTCTGCAGTAATATAATGATTTAAGATCTCTTCATCATGATATTTTCGATTTGGTTTTTCATTGGCAATATGATTGATAAACTCTAGTACTTCATCAACACTACCAAACAAAACATTATTTGCCAAGAATGCTTCAAATAATAATGATGCAGTACTGATATATGTTCTACCAGCAGAAGTAACAGAAGTCGCAACGTTTACATTATAAAGTAAACTGGTTGCTGCCCCCAGTGTACCATAGCATCCATTGGCATTGATCTTCTCCAATGACTGAGAAAGATTGTATTTTTCAAATTCTTCTGATCCTTTTGGATACTGAAACATTTGTGCTTTGTATTTTGATCTCTGTGCCAGAAATTCCTGAATAACAAAACTCATTGGATTTGGACAATCTGCATGTTTCTTGAACATGGTTCCAAAGGCATTTGTAATTGGTTGTCTGGAGTCAATATAATCACTCCATGCCAATAGTGTATTCCAGTAATTCTTCTTCGTATAAGAGTTACTTAATCTTGCTCTTGTATTACGAAATCTTTTATTGATACTATAATCTACAGCTTCATCAAGATCTTGAATAGATACATTTGGAAAATATAGCTGAAGGCATTCCAACATTGTTTTCTTATATCCAGATAATGTACTACTCTTTTCGATGTCCATATTTATACCTCACAGTATTATACTTAAAATGAATAAAACCGTAATGACGATAATGCTGATTCCTGTTATCCAGTATAGTATTCTGCTGTTGGTTTGAAAATTAATATTAAGTGTCAGGATAATACTGACCCATATTGTATAGATAAATTGCAATATATAACTTGTATCCGAAATAATCATTTAAAGTTTCCTCTATAAATATCGATTATTAAACGATCGGTAATAAACAATACACCAAAAATAATCAATTGTAAAAAGAACCATATTATTTCATGGTGATAAAGTACATAAATTGTTAATATAAATGATATTATATTTCGGATTAAAATGATAGTTGATAAAATTATAATTGAACCATTACAACGATAAACAATTACACCTGTTATCCAACACAAGACACATCCTATAATAAGATTATCTTCCATTTCGATTAAAAACCTCTTTTCCGTAATTATATCCGACGATACTACCAAGAATAAAGAGAGGCAAATACAATAAATTACTAAGTCCATATAAAAGCGATACAATTAAGAATCCAATACTGATCATTAAAATACTATTTAAAAATTTTTTCTTACTCTGAACTTCAGCAAGTTGTCGTAAGGCAAAAATAATGATACCAAATGCAAATGCAAGTATTAATTTAGCTGCCGTCATCTTATCTCCTTTCACGTACCGATGATCATTTCTTATATATAGTATATAATTGTAAAAATATTTATATTATTTCAATACATTAAAACATAAGATTAATAGGCCCAATCCTATAATTCCCTAATAATCCTAATCTATAAAACCTAATGTTTGAAGAATTTAAAGGAGGAAATTGTCATGTCTTTATATCGAGGATATAACCTTGACGAGAATGCCTTCGATGCACTGGATGAGGTATCTGAAGATGCCATGAATTCCTATGTAAATCTGTTGGCATATGATAATATCATTAACACTGATTCTAAGCAGATTCAGGAAATGTGTGATGGACCTCAGGGTGAGGCTCTTCTTGAGAAGGCTGTCCTGAACAAGGGCACCATGATGCGTCTGTCTAAGGCAGATGATGAGAAGAGACGTGTGAAGCTGATGGTTTACCAGCTTGCTAAGGAAGCAAACGATACGGATTGGAAAAAGATGGTCGTTTACAGAAGCAAGTGGAAAGCCTGCCGTTCTAAGCTCATGACCAAGTATGGTCGTAAGGCTACGACTCTGGCTCGTGCAGCTCAGAGAGAGTACATCAAGAGAGCAAAATCTTCTTCTTCTACACCTAGTGAAGAGAGAAAGTAATTTTTAGTAGGATTTTAAATATATCGATATAGTTAAAACTGAAGACTAATAAGGGAGCAGGATTAAATTCCTGCTCCTTATTATTTTATCCAGATACGGTAATGATGTAAGGAATTGCATCATTCGAAGCAGATACATAAGAATTCTGTAACGTTTCAATTACATTATCTCTCTTTTCTGCTTCATTTCGTAATGCATCTAGTTTTAAATCTATTTGCATATAAGCTGTCTCAAGACCATCTACGTATTGTAAGTTATTTACTAGAAATCTTGCAACATCGCATTGTGCTAATGCCTCAAACGTTTCCATCATAGTTGGAGATATCGTTTGAAGATTGGTATGCTGGACAAGCAGTTCTACAACAAAACTCTTTAAGTTTACATCAATATTACCAGCTCTTCCGATCCAGAGTTTATTTGGATAAGTAAACTCCACAAAGATCTGATTATTATACATACTAGAAATATCAGCTGCCTGCTGAAATTGCATAAACGAAGTTAAGGTATCTTCATAACCACCAAACTCGGGAACATAGTATCCATAGCCTGCAGTCTGACCAACAGAGATATTATCTGCAGAGGTATCTTGCCAGTTAATATCTTTAACACCAAGCAATTTATTTCCATTCAGGCATTCATCTTTGATGATATAATAAGTCTTATCCCCTTCTTTCTTTCTCCAGCATGTTTGATCATTTACAACAAAAGGAATCTTTCTGGGATAGTATCGAGAGAATGTTACCATGGTATCGTTCTCAATCACAGATACCCATTCTTTCTTACCAAGATTCTCCGGTAAATGTGGGGTAAGCATAAGAAGACCAAGTCTACGTTCTATCTTATCTACTAAGACTGAGATATCGTTTGTATTTACAGACATAGAGTGCCTCCTTAACTAAGAAGGGACGCAGTGTTCTGAAGCTCCTGTGTAATATAATTTTCAAGGTTGATTACAAGAACATCTCCGTCCTTGCAGAAGAGGGAAACCTTAGTAGCATCCTCATTCACAGCAATCTTATCGTAAGCAAATCCAAAACTATCATTAATATATTTCAGATTTGCAGATTCAGATTGAACATAACTGATGACATCTTGTGTATTATAAGGAATCAGTCTTGCTTCATCAGTCCAACCTTGTCCGTCACAACCTGTCATATTTGCAGATTCAGAAACAATTCGCTGGGTGTAAGCTCCCGGATGGCTGGGATAAATAACCTGGTCCCAAGTGATAATACTTAAATTATGAACTTCTGCTCCTCTTGGAGTCTGCACAAGAGTACCAAGAGCACGAAGAGACCAAGCAGGCTTACAACCATCTCTCAGATCACGATCAAAAGATTCACCAAACTGATTATTGGTTCCTCTAAACCTTCCCCAAACGTTTTCCCCTTCTGTCCAAAGACGAAGGAATTGAGCACAAGTACGAGAATCATCAATAACCTGCTGTCTGGTAAGTTGTGTAGAAAGCGGATGACCAAGTTCTGCACGAAGATAACCAGCCTCAAGAAGTTCAAGTGTTCTCGGAGCTCTTAATTGAGGAAACAACTCTTCCTTTGGATAAATACGTCCATTACGGTTTCTCTCATCAGCTGTTTGAAGAATTCCCTCTGCTACAACTTTTCCATTATCCTCACGAACGATATTTGTATCTTCGAATCCGGTAATTGCGGATTCGTTAATTATATAACCAATCTTTTTAAACTTAGGATTCATGGTTAAATATCACTCCTTTCAAAAAGAATATCGCATTATATTGATGTTCCGCTTATATTATATACCCAAAACATCTTATTAATTAAGGCTCAATAAAATTAAGGAGGCTGAAAATCATATGAAATTGAATAGACGATATACTTATCATGACGTATATGCTAGAAAAGCCAGTAGAAATGATAAGTCTTCTTCAATGGAACGAGATTTGGTTCGTGAAAGCCAGATCTATAAATCCGATAAAAATAATACTTATGGACGAGAAAATGAAGCAATCAAGATTCTCACCATGATCGGAGAATCTGGTTATCTGTCTAGAAAGTATTATGGTATAGCAAAGAATATTCTCAATGAATATCATGAGAATATGACGGTAAGAAATATCTTCACAGAAGAGGTTCTTCCAAAATCAATAGATACTGATCAGACAGATCTCTTTTCTATAGAAGATCTGGACCAGAAAGCAGTACAAGATCAGATTGCAAAGAATATGGCAATTGATCGGTTACTTGATAATCATGATGCATTAAATAAAGATGGAAAGCTTGACGACTTTATCAAGAATACAATTGATTGCAGACTCTGTGTTGATAAGTGCTGTGAAACAGTAAATAAGTTTACCAAAATTCCAATTCATGGAAAGGTTACGATTGCTCTGGAAGAAGCATTATATCAATTAGACGTAAATGGAAAGCAATATGATCCAGCAAAGGTAATGCAGGAAGTTTGGAATTATTTCAGTACTGGTAATATTACTGCTAAGGATAAGAAGAATATTATATTTGGAATTAACCATAATATCTTTACAGAAGATTGTACTGATGTAACTTGTGAGCCTTATGATCCGATTATGGATTTCCAGAGTTCTGATAATAAAGATTCAGAATTGGTTGACAAGACATTAAATGATGTCTTAAATTCTTATCCATATCAGTTAGCAAACTTGATGGGTCGTTTCTTTGCTTTAATTGAATATCAAATTTTAGCAGCATGTAATTTTACTCTTGCTACTTATATGATTGCTCTTGTTCCATCAATTGCTGATAAGCTCAGTAGTTCTGCTTTTATCACAAATCCTGGATATCGAGAAAGAGTACTTCAGATCAAAGATCAAATTGCAATTGAGATTGCAAGGCTTACTTCTGATTTAAAGAATCTTGTCGATGAAACTGATACAAAGATTCAAAATCTTCTCGCTCAGTATATCAATAAACTTTCTGATTTGGACAATGAGTTAGATGAAGTTCTTGACAATATGTATCCGAAAGAGGATGCAGAAGCCATGGAAGATTATGATACCGACAATGAAGAAGTTATGAGTATGGAGAGATTTGATTTCTCTTATCGTCGTCCATTTGTAGATCTTGTTGAGAGAGCTGATAAGTTTGTAGAGGAGTATTGCAGAAATGATCTCAAGAAAGCAGAGACAAAGAATTTCTCAGAAGCTTCTACACTTGATATGATTGATTATAATCATAATATTGATTATCTCTTTGCAGAATATTATCTGATTTCTAAACCGGATCATACTAAATTAAATAATATTTGTAAGTCTTTTAATAGTACTCTTGATCAGCATCAGAATCGCTGCTATTATACAGTAGATGAGAATACGGTAGATTTCCATCTGAAGTCTAATATTAAACTCAATCTTACAGAAGCACAATCTTCTGACCTTGCAAATCATATTATTCAAGAAGATGCAAATAAGATTGATTTAATTCTGAATTTAGCAGAGCAGGCTTTTATTCCATTTACACAGGAAGATATTACAGATACCTTTAAAGAGTCCGATACTCATCAGTACTTTAAATCTTTTATTGAACTCTGCGAATATGCTAATATTGATAAGTCTGATCTTGATCCAATCTATGAAGCGACCTTTAGAGGTAACAAGACAACAGATGCTTATTTCAATGAGTCCTTTACTGCTATGATGAATTACCAGGTAAAGAATGCTCCTTATGAAATTCAAATGGAAGCAGCCAATGTCATTAGTAGTATCATAGAAGCAAATGACGCAAAGGCACTATCAGAAAAGATTAAAAATGGTGCAAATAAAATCGCACATCCGGAAAAGAAAGAGGGAGGAAATAAGAACGTTGCTGGTAATCCCGATTCTCATCCGGTAAAGAATGCGCTGGTTAATCTGAATCTTACCTTAAGAGGATTTGGAGAAAAGATTAAAGACTTGTCTGCTAAAGAGCAGAATATGGCAAAACGTAATGATGCTCAATTTAGACATTTTGCTAAAACTGCACAAGATACAATTATTGGAGATCGTAAAGAAGCCATTATTAAGGGACAATTAATTCCTTCTTTCTCAAAGTGCATTAAATATGCGGTAGCTGGTGGTATTATTACATTCATTAATCCAATCGCTGGTATTATTAGTGTATTTGGTGCAATTGCCGTTTCAAAGCATATTGATAAAAAGGTTAAACTTGATATGCTGGATGAAATTGAAGTTGAGCTGGAGATGATTGATAAAGAAATTGCCAATGCAGATAACAGAGGACAATTAAAGAAAGAGAGAGCTCTGTTAAAAACGAAGAAGCAATTACAGAGAACATATCAGCGTATTAAGATTAATGCTAAACTTGGAAAGAATGTCATTCCTTCTGGATTCGCTACTCCTAAATTAGATGATTGAGGAGGATATTTATGAGAAGAAGATGGATATGGGAAGCTGATGGAGATAACGCAAATGGTGGTGGCAATAATGCCGCCACTAATAATGCAAATGGAAATGCTGTAGACACTTCCGATGTCGGTGGAGATGCAAATACAGCGGATACCAATGCTGGTAATGATGCTGATCAAGATCAGAATAATACCGATACAAATAATCAAGATAATACAGATCCAAATGAACAAGAACCATCCGATAATGATTTTAATATCGATACCGGAGATGATGATGGAACAGGTGATGATACTGGTGGAGATGATCTTGGTGGTGGAGGAGATACTACTAATACGGAGGATAATACACCAACACCAGAAGAAGATAATCAGAATGATGAGTCTGTAGAATCTGATATTAAGACAAAAGAAAAAGCAATCTATGCTTCTTTATCTCCTGCGGAACAAAGAGTAAAGAATCGTCAATTAAAGAGACAGTTTAAAGATCTCTATAACAATTGCTCAAATATTATTGAAAAAATTAATGATGTTGGTAGTGATATTGATGATATCGGTCCAGAATTAAAACGATCTATTACAATTCTCTATCAAGTAAAAGAAAATATTTATGATTATTTGATGGATCTTTATGACTCAAAATCTTATTTTGAGAATGAGGTAACCTATAAGAGCTATCTTCAAATCTTAAATGGAATAAGAAAGATTTTGGATGATATAGATAAACATTATAATCTAGACGAAGAAGACAAAACAAAAAGATAAAGAATGATACTAATATTTTGGTAGTGATTGAATATTATGCGAATATTTTTATACCAGCATATTGGTAAGGAAATAACATAAGAGTAATAGTTTAGATTGATATGCTAAAAGGCGTATCTATATTAAATTATTATCCCATAATACAATCTAAGATACAATGCCAAAATATGATTAATTACAAAAATGTAAAGTTATATATATTAAGGAGGAAACAACCATGTTAGTTGGTGAAAGAAAGTCCAGCTATGCTAACGCAGGGAATTCCTATCGTAAAGATCCCAATTTTGCGTATGCAAAGGCTTTTACCGAGACGGCTAAGGCGATCCTGAATGAGGATCAGCTTGATATTTTCGAGGAGCCGCAGAAGGTTCTGCGTAGAGGCGCTTCTAAGGAGTCTATGAGACGTTTCTTCGTGGAGAATATGTTTGATCCTAATAATAAGCTGTATGATAGCGAGGACCTTGAAGGTCTCAAGGAAGAGGCTAATGTACAGTTTGAGAACGATGTCCAGGCTATGAACGAGCACGCTGCACCGGCAGATTATTCTCCGATGATTGGTATGGCTCTTCCGATTCATAAGCTGATTCTGATGAACAACGTCTTTGATAAGGGCGGTATCCAGAAGGTGACTGCACAGTCCCCGAAGTTCCCGATTTCCCTTGAGAGACGTATCCTTGTTAAGCCCGATGGAACTGAAATCGATATGTTCCTGGAGCAGAACAAGATGACTGAGGCGATTGATTCTACCAACCCGCTGAAGACCATTGAGCTTGATCTGCCTGTTACCGAGGATCAGGATATTGTTACTACTTACTTTGGTGGTACTGCTCTTGATAACCTTGATATCAATGCTAAGATTGTCGGCGTTCAGGTTTCTGGTGTTCAGATCGATGAGGGTGATTCTCTTCCTGATGCTGATGGTTATGTTGGTGGCCGTCCGGGACTTACTCCTACTGCTACTGAGAAGACCACTGTTGATGGTTGGTTCAGAACCGATATTCGGTTTACTCCTAACTATGGTGGACCTCAGCATTTTGATCGTGCAGTGACGAAGCCCCTTACCATTACTTATAAGGATGCTACGGATGGTGGCAAGATTGTCTCTAAGGAGGCCATCGTTGCTGGTACCATGAATAAGAACCTCTTCAACATCGTTGATATGAAGGGTGTTATCAAGAAGGTTCGTCTTCAGGCTAAGCTTGATTCTTCTTCTGCTATGCTTGAGACCTGCCACACCATGTGGAAGATTGATACGGATCTGGTCGAGATTCCGTCCGCTCCGCCTATCAATACTACGATCTCCCCGAACGAGGTTAAGGATATCGCTGCTCTGTATAATGTCAACCAGCTCACCAAGCATCTGTCCATGTTTAAGACCGTGATGGCAAACTATAAGGATGATAAGATTCATGAGTTCCTTGATGATTCTTATAAGAGGCTGGATGAGAGAAACGGCTTCTATGATACTTTTGATTTCGAGCCGCCGGCAGAGTACGCACTGAGCGCACTTGAGTACAGAACCAAGATGTTCATGGATTTCTTCGACAACTTTGCAAGCCGTATGCTGCAGGTTCTGAATGATCCGAACATGACCTTTACTGTATTCGGTGATCCGCTTATCGTTCGTAAGATTACCCCGAAGGAGTATTCTTACACTGCTCCTGCTCAGATTGGACCTGTCACTCTGGATTATACACAGACCATTGTCAATATGAGTGATCGTCGTGTGTATAACTTTATCGGATCTGATAAGCTTCGTAATACCAACGAGCTGATCATTCTGATCAATCCTCAGAACTCTGATCGTGTTATCTATCGTATTTACGATTATCAGCTGTATGTCTCCAACGAGATCCGTAACATCTCTAACCCTGCACTTCCTGCAATCCACGCTTTCGAGCGTTGGCTGCCTATGGAGTACCAGCCGGTTCAGGGACGTGTCAAGATCGAGAATCCTTTTGCTACTCGTGTTGGTGGCTGATCGATCCGTATATAAAACTAACTTTGAAAGGAGGTGTAGAGAAATCTACACCTCCGTTTTTACGTATTAGAAGAACTTTTATATAATTATGCATAAAGATAGGAGGTTGTCTCTATGTCTGATTATATTGATATCACAGAAATTTATTTAGACTTAAAAGAACTCGCTTGTATTGAATCCAATTATGATCGTATTCCTTCTTTAATGCAAGAGGGAATGAATATGGATATTACAAAGGCCGTATTGGAATATAAAAAGAAGTATAAAGAAGAAAATAAAGAATATAAAGAAGCATTAAAGCAAAAGAAATACAATGAGGCTACTAGACATGCAAACAATATGAAACAGATTGCTGTTAATATGAAGAGATCAATTAATAAGATCGATACGCTTAATAGTTTTGAATCTGTTATTGGAACCTGTCTTAGCGTTGTATTATCTTGTTTAGAATTTATTGTACCATCCCTTTTACTTGCTTCTAAATTTGCAATTAAAAAGATACCTGTTGCTGGTGGTATTATTGTAGCTGGTATTAATGCTGGGCAGAAGTATGCTGGTGTAGAAGATGAAACAAAACAAATCGTAGATCAAACAAAAGAAACAATAACTGATATTAAAAGCTATCAGAAAAAATCGGAAGTCTCATTTGATCATGTAAATGGCTATAAGGTTAAGATGGTAAATTATTGTACACAACTAGAAAGAAATGCTGACTATTTGGTAAAGATGGTCAAAGTAAATAAAATATTGGATTCATAGAAGATAGTGTTCAAAAACACTTTAATAATTGTAAAGATTAATACTGAAGCCATATGATATGATGAAAGGAGCGATCATATGAGAACGTCCATCTATAAAGATTATCCGGTTGGGTATTCAGATCCTAACCGAGTTCTCGATTACGGTGAATTATTTATTGAATTACCTGAAAAGGATTCTGATAATATTCGAATTAAGTACGGTGATGGTAAGACAAAATATAAAGACTTACCTTATCGACTTGGTGATACCTCTACTGATGAATTGTATTTTACAGAATCTGACGAGACGACAATCAATAATGCCCTCTCTAAGGTAGTAAATGGTACCGATGTCAGAACTGCAATCTCGAATTTAAAGAAAGCAATTCAACTTACCGCGGTATCTTCTGGTGTTATTCCAGATATCTCAAAAGAAAAAGTTAGTATCAATACTGATCATAAATATAATAATTTATCAGAAGTATTACAGGCACTTACAAAGACAGAACCTCTTGAAGTTACTTTAGGAAATCTGACACAAGCAATTCAGCTTACAATACAAAATACCGGTACTGGTATTGATGTATCTACTTCTAAGATAATAATTACACCAGATACTTCTGCAACCGTAGAAGAAGCATTAGAGAAAGTTCATTCCAATGAAAAACTTGGTGTTATTATTGGAGCTTTAAAAAATGCTGTATCTTTAATTGAGTCAAGTGGCGTTTCAAAAGCTGTTGTAAATTATCAAGAGTCTTCTGCTACAACAGTTTCGGAAGCACTAGAGCAGGCTAGTAATGGTAATAGCTTAAACGAGATCGTTGCTGGATTAAAGAAAGCAATTAAATTAATTCAAGTTGGTGGTGCAGAAGCATTAGATGTTACCAATTCTGAAGTTCATCCAGAAGAAAATACTGCAGCTTCTAAAGAAGAAGCGTTGGACGATGCAGATAAAGCAAATAAGCTTGGTGATGTAGTTGCTGCTATTAAGCGAGCGGTTGTATTATCCGATACTATTTCTGATTATGGTGAAGAGACTGCACAAGCATTGGCAGCTCGGAGAAGATTAAGTGCTGGACTAAATCAGATTACTAATAATCTGATGGCAAAAGTTACTTCAACAACTGTTACCGTACAACCTGCATCCGACAATGCAATTGATGAAAAGGTAGATATTAATTCGAAACAGGTTTTCTTTAATGACTCTACTGCAAAGACACAAGAAGCTGCATTAAATGAAGCAAAATCTGGTGAGTCTCTTGCTTCTATTGTAGCAGGATTAAAGAAAGCAATTGAGTTAATGAATACTCGGATCAATATATCTAATCTTTCTGTAGATTATATTGATGATGAGTCTACCAGTGTAGAGTCTGTTGCTCAGAATGCTAGAAGTGGTCAGCAATTAAAAGACATTGTTGCTTCTTTGAAGAATGCAGTATTGATTCTGAATGATAAAGTAAAAGATCAGAAGAAGATCTCTTTTATAGAAGATTCTAACGAGAAGACTGCTACTGCTTATGCAAATAAGATTGTACCTGGATCTGATATTTCTGATATTGTTGTCAATCTGAAGAAAGCAATTCTTCTCCTTGACAGCAAGTCAGTACAAATACCAGATTTTAATCAATATCCCCTTCAAATGCATAATTTGAAGTTTACCT